AGGATTTGCAAATGTTTCTCAAATACTAAACAGCAAGACAGGAATGGGATCATTTGAACAAGGTGCTTGGTACGCAAATACTAGCGATTCCATGCTTGATGATGAACTTATTGAAGATGTTGAGCCAATAATATATGACTACTGCGACGAAAAAGGAGTAGAAGTAGTAGCATAAACTAGAACAAAAACAAAACAAGCCCACCCCATAAAGGTGGGTTTTTTTATACCCATATATTTATAATATATAAGTACATAATATGTCACAACCAGATATTAAACAAATAGTTGCACAAGAGTATGTAAAGTGTGCAAAAGATCCTGCATACTTCATGAAGAAGTATTGCTACATACAGCATCCAACAAGAGGTAGAATCTTATTCAACCTATACCCATTCCAAGAAGGAGTACTACATTTATTCAGAGATGAGAAAATGCTAATAACCCTAAAGTCAAGACAGCTAGGAATATCTACATTAGCCTCAGCATACGCACTTTGGTTAATGATCTTCCACAAAGATAAGAACGTTTTAGCATTAGCTATTACTCAAGCCACAGCTAGAAACCTTGTTACCAAAACAATTTTCATGTATGAGAATCTACCAAAATGGTTACAACTTCCTTTCTTAGAGAAGAATAAGTTATCAATGAGGCTTAAAAACGGCTCTAAGATAACAGCCAAATCATCTAATTCAGATGCAGCTCGTTCAGAAGCGGTATCACTTTTGCTAATAGATGAGGCCGCTTTTATCGACAACATTGAAGAAACATTTACAGCAGCTCAACAAACATTAGCTACCGGTGGTCAGTGTATGGCACTTTCAACTCCAAATGGTGTAGGTAACTGGTTTCACCAAACATGGGAAAAAGCTGAAGCAGGAGAGAATGGATTTGTACCTATTAAATTAAAGTGGGACGTACATCCAGAAAGACAACAAGACTGGAGGGATGAACAATCAAGACAATTAGGAGAGAAAATGGCAGCACAAGAATGTGATTGCGATTTCTTGTCATCTGGAGACTCAGTAATTGAAGTTGAGAATATGACTTTTTACGAAGAAACATATGTAAAAGAACCAAGTGAAAAAAGAGGGGTAGATAGCAATCTTTGGATATGGGAATCACCAGACTACCAAAAATCATACATGGTAGTAGCCGATGTTGCTAGAGGGGATTCTACGGACTACTCAGCATTTCATATTTTTGATATAGAAAGTTGTACACAAGTAGCAGAATATAAAGGAAAGATATCACCTAAAGAGTTTGGAAATGTCTTAGTAGGAATAGCCACAGAATACAATGATGCACTACTAGTAATAGAAAATGCAAATATAGGATGGTCAACAATTGAACAAGTAATATCTAGAGAATATAAAAACATATATTACTCATCAAGATCAGATACTGAAACAGTTGAATCTTATATGGCTAAATTTGAAAGAGATAAGTTAGTACCTGGATTTACAATGTCATTAAAAACAAGACCTCTAGTAATTGCTAAGATGACTGAATATGTACGAGAAAGATCAGTTGTGCTACAATCTAAAAGACTACTAGGAGAACTACGTGTATTCATATGGAGAAACGGTAAGGCACAAGCACAATCAGGATATAATGACGATTTAGTTATGGCTTTTGCAACAGCACTATACGTAAGAGATACTGCAATTCGAATGAGACAACAAGGGATGGACTTATCAAGAGCCACAATGAATGCATTTGTTGGACTTAATCAAAGGACTCAAGGAGTATATAACGTTGCACCTAGACAAAATAATCCTTATCTTATGCAAACACCTGGTGGTCAAGAGGATCTTTCGTGGCTATTAGGATAACTTACTATTTATAAATAAAATATAATACAAATGGCAGAAAGAAATTTATTCACCTCACTCCAGAGATTATTCTCTACAGACATATTAGTTAGAAATGTAGGAGGAGATGAGTTGAAGATTGCTGATGTTAACCACATTCAATCAACAGGGAAGTATCAAACCAATTCACTATTGGATAGGTTCTCCCGATTATACATATACAATAACAAAAACATATTTAATCCGAACCTAAATTATCAAACACTTAGGGTACAACTTTATTCAGATTACGAAGCAATGGATACAGATGCAATTATAGCTTCCACTTTGGATGTACTGGCAGATGAATCTACACTAAAAAGTCCAATGGGAGAAGTTCTTTCCATTAAATCTACAGACGAAAATATACAAAGAGTCCTTTATAATCTTTACTACGATGTACTAAATATCGAATTTAACCTATGGTCATGGGTTAGGAATATGTGTAAATATGGGGACTTCTTTTTAAAATTAGAAATATCAGAAAAATTTGGAGTTTATAATGTACTTCCATATACGGTTTACCACATGGTAAGACACGAGGGGATGGATAAAGATGATCCAACCAAAGTAACATTCACAATTGATCCAGATGGTTTAGCAGCAACCTCAGATCCAAATTATATTCCAAATAATAATAAGTCAACCATTACATTAGACAATTACGAAGTAGCCCACTTCCGTCTAATATCAGATACAAACTACCTTCCTTATGGTAGATCGTATATTGAACCAGCTAGAAAAATCTACAAACAATTAACTTTAATGGAGGATGCAATGTTGATTCACAGAATCATGAGAGCTCCTGAAAAAAGAATGTTCTATATCAATGTAGGATCTATTCCACCAAATGAAGTTGAGCAGTTTATGCAAAAGACTATTAGTAGTATTAAAAAAACTCCTTATGTTGATCCTCAAACAGGTCAATATAACTTGAAATTCAATATGATGAATATGATGGAGGATTTTTATCTTCCAGTTCGTGGAGGAGATACTTCAACTCGTATTGATACAACTAAAGGATTAGAATATGATGGTACAAATGATGTTGAATATTTAAGAGATAAAATGTTTGCAGCATTGAAAGTGCCTAAAGCATATTTTGGATACGAAAAAGATCTTACAGGAAAAGCAACATTAGCAGCAGAAGATATTCGTTTTGCTAGAACAGTAGAAAGACTTCAAAGAATTGTAGAGAGTGAATTAACTAAAATTGGTTTAGTGCATTTATATGCTCAAGGATTTTCAAAAGAATCGCTTACCAATTTTGAGATTAAATTAACAACTCCTTCAATTATCTACGAACAAGAAAAAGTAGCTCTTTGGAAAGAGAAAGTTGACTTAGCAACTCAAATGCAAACAACAAAACTATTCTCATCTGACTATATCTATGATATGTTATTTGACATCTCAGAGGATAAGTACAACGAAATGAGAGAACTCATCAGAGAAGATGCTAAAAGAGGATTCAGAATATCTCAAATAGAGAATGAAGGAAACGATCCAGTATCTACAGGAATGTCTTTTGGAACACCTCATGACCTAGCATCAATATATGGATCAAGAGAACAAGGAGAATTACCAACAGGGTATGATGAAAATGCAACAATAGGAAGACCAAGAGAAAAATTCTCAATACTAGGAACACAAAAAGATCCAGTAGGAGGAAGAGATAGATTAGGAGTTCATGGAATGAAAGGTGGATATCCAAGTGACAGTGAGAATGTAAGGGAAGGTATAAATAATACAATGTCAGTTTTCTTAAGAAACAAGAATCTGTTTCCAATTAAAAAACAGAATATCTTTGAGGAAGAAGTAGAAACACCATCGGATCTTTTAAATGAAAATAACATTAAAGATTTAGATAACTAAACGCTATTTATAACAAAGACATACCTAAGATGCGTATTAAACATTCGAAATATAAAAACACGGGCTTAATATTTGAACTATTAGTAAAGCAAATAGCAGCGGATACTTTATCAAAAAGAGACTCCCCAGCTTTAACAGTACTAAGAAAGTTCTATACAGGTAACACAACACTTGTAAGGGAATTCAAATTGTACGATTTTGTACTAAAGAATAAAGGCGTAGGGCCAAAAAAAGCAGAATCAATCCTTAGTACAATTGTAGAAATTTCTAGAAAACTGGATGCAAAGTCTCTTGGCAAGCAAAAGTATGAGCTTATAAAAGAACTGAAAAGCCACTATGACTTAGAGGAATTTTTCTCTATTAAAGTACAAGCATATAAACCATTAGCTGCACTTTACTGTTTAATGGAAGCACAAAATACAGCAGGTCTAGTAGATTTGGATGTATTTGTTGATAATAAAACTACTATACTTGAACACTTAACTCAAAGCAAAACTGCAGATGGGCAAGTAAAGAATGCTTTGATTGAAGAATATTCAAAATATGATAAGGATTTAAGACTATTGACATACAAAATCTTACTAGAAAAATTTAACAGTCAATATAAAGATTTACTTCCAGAACAAAAAAATATACTAAAAGAATTTATAGTATCAGTTAGTTCTTCTACAAGATTGAGAAATGTAGTGAATGAGGAAATGACTAAATTGCAAGCACAAATTTCTAAATTAAAAAATAACATTACTGATAAAGTAGTAAAAATTAAATTAGAAGAAATTCAAAAAGTAATTGTTCCAATAAAAAATACTCAAAAAGTAGACGATAATCATTTAGTATCTTTAATGCAGTACTACGAATTGGTAAATGAATTAAAAACTTTATGAAAAGGTCAAAATTACTTGAGATAATAAAAGAGGTTTTAGATGAACAAGAAGGAGGAGCAGTAGGAAACGTAACAGGAGCCATACCAGCATATTTAACACCAAACGCTTTTGCTAAACCAGGACAAGGCAGAAACAGAGCTACTAAAGCAACAGAAAAATTAGGCTTCAAACCAGTCAAAATGAAAAAACGTCCATACAATACTAAAGGATTTACTTACTTAGACGAAAATAAATAACATGAGAACACTACAAGAAAAATATAACGCAATTCAACAAGGAAAATTCTCTAAGGATCATTTCTTAGCTGAAGCTAGAATGCAACAACCACAACTAGTAACTCGTTTCAACGGATACAACGATGCAGTTCAGATCCTTAAAAATAGAGGAATGATTGTAGAAGAGGTAGCCAACAAAGCGTACGACTTTACAGATAGAAAGAAATTTACAAACAACGACTTAGCAAACATAGTAGCTGATAGATCAAGATACGAGAATACGGAAAAAGAAGTTACAGCTGCTAAAGACGAATTAGCAAGACGTAAAGAAACTCTACAAGAAGTAACTCCTGCACAAGAAAAGTACAGAGCTAAGCCAACCGCAAAACCAACACAATTTAAACAAGATATAGCAGCAGCTAAAAAAATGATTGATGCTGGAAAGTCTGAAAAAGAAGTGGTAGCAAAATATGGTCAAGCAGCTTTTAATGCAGTTAATGCACAAAACTTAGGAGAAGCTAAACTTACTAAAAAAAGCTTAACAGATTACAGATATAAACCAACTAACGAAATGGATAAGTATCCATACGAACAAATCCTAAGAGGATTAAGAGTTGAGTTAGAACAATTAGGAGTTCAAGGAACACCAACTGCAGAACAATATGCAAAAGCATTAGCAAAAGTTTCTAAAAATTTAGCAAAAGATTCAATCTTTTATACAAACCAAGTAGCAGGAGTTAATCCAAATGTAGATCTACACGATCAAATGGTAACTGCTACAGCAAAAAATACAGTAGACACTTTCAACGGAATGAAAAAAGCTGCATTGAAAGAAGGGTTCAAAAAACTAATCAAAAAAGTACTATCTGAAGACGCAGGTAGAGCATCAAGAGGAGTTGAGTACGGACAACCAAACCAAGAAGAAAACGACTTTTACTCAGACCTAAAAAACTACAAAGACGAAAAACAACAAAAACCAAGATTTACATATAACGATCATGGAGATTTTGGAGATGAAACAGAATTTGGTGATGAACCAGAAGAACGTGAAATGTTCGAAATGTATGGAGAGGATAGTATAGACGAATCTAAAGTAGGAGACCTTTACATACTAGCTCAAGAATCTGAAGGATTTGAAGACTTTGTACGAGCAGTAGAAAGAGAATACGGAAGAGCACAAGATACAGCGAAAGACATTGAAGAACTAGAATACATATTTAATAGTGCAAGAGAGAATGGCTATGACGATGAGAACTTTTCTGATTCAATGATTGACGGAGACGATCTTTACGAAGTAAGAAAAGCAAAATCGTTATCTGAATTACTAAAATAACAAAGATGAACAATCCACTATTAATAAATGTAACTCCTTTCAAAGGACTTCTTACTGAATCAAAAACCAAACCAGGTGTTTCTGAGGTAACAGGTATAATGCAAAGAGCAGGAGCTAAAAACCAAAACGGAAGAATCTACAAAAAAGAAATACTTGAGGACCAAGTAAGAGAGTATGTAGAGAATTTTGTAAAGGTAGGAAACGCTTACGGAGAATTAGATCACCCAGAATCAGCAATTGTATCTTTAAAAAATGCATCACATGTTGTGAAAGACTTATGGTGGGATGGAGATGATTTAATGGGCAAAGTAGAATTACTAAACACACCTTCAGGAAATATTGTAAAAGAAATATTAAGAGGAGGACATACAATAGGAATTTCATCAAGAGGAACAGGGTCAGTAACACAAACAAATGAAGGAACTTTAATGGTACAGCCGGACTTTGAATTAGTATGTTGGGATTTCGTTTCTAATCCTTCTACACAAGGAGCTTTCATGAATCCAATTTCTTTAAACGAACAAAAACAAGCAGTAGGAAAATACGATAGATTAGATTCTATCATTAACAATATATTAAGAGCATAATGGAAAAC